GATGCCATTATCGACGCGACCATCCTGCGACACGTCGACCGATGATGATACCGATGCACGATTCAAAAAGAACACAGGAGTCGTGCTGTTTACACTTTGCTTGTTAAGCAGTGTATCGATTCGGTCCACGATGCCCTTGATGCGCGCCATTGAGACTGCACCACTCTGTGTGTCCCAGCACCACACCTGGTGCACAGAACTCGTAAGGATTCGACCGCCACACATGGCCGTTGTGTCGTCCTGGCCATTGTCAGTGTGACGCACCACGATGTAGGGAACCTGTGGCTGTCGAAGGCTGATCGGGTCCTTCTCAGGAGCGAGATACAAATATATGCCCTGCTGGTACGATGGCGATCTGTTATCGACCGCCAGCAGTCCCTGGAGTGTTGCGTCAGCTGTGAGCGTGTCGTAAATCCATTCGTCGACTACGAGTGATTCAACCATTAAAGTACTTCCTCACCACGCCTGTGAACACATTCCATGCCTTCGTGCTGGCAGGTATGGCGAACGGTCGATTCTTTTGAAACTCCAAGATCTTGCCATAAGGCGCCGCGATGCTGATCACATACTCATAGTCATTGACTTTGCCGATTGTGATCGAGGTCCGTAGGAATCCTGTTCGCACAGCTGGCGCTTGTCCTGGCGCGGATGCCTGATAGGTTGTCCCGCCGACCTTGTAGCGCCGTCCTGACTTCGCACCTGTCATCAGCGCGATCATGCCAGTGTACGAAGCTTTCACTGCATTTTGGAGAAATACAGATAGCATGCGAAAACGCTCCTCCGCATTGTCAAAGCCGGAGAGGTCGACCTTGACGGTCACGGTGCCAGGACCTCAATGAGCAGTGGACCGAAGCGTCGCACGGTAGTCGACACAGTGAAGGACAAAGTCAAGCGAATCACAGCTGCTGTTGGATAGGCTGCGGGATTCAGTATGGTCACGATACCTTGTGACGATAATGACTTTGTGAGCGTCACGGAACCAGTTACAAAACTATATGCCACACCAGTCGCCGCGTTCGTGTACGTGGCGCTGAGTGTGCCTGTCGTGATGTCAATCGGTGAGCCATTCTCATCGACCAAGCGGACCACGTACGTGTGCCAGTCTCCGGTCCAGGCCGCGATCTGCGTGACCTGTTCGGGGTCTTCGGTAATCTGAAGGATGTTCACACTCATACTGGCCTCACATACAATCTCAGCGGTCCAAAGATCTGCGTGTCGGTTGCGCCAGTTGTCCTGGTCACAGTCACAGTGTACGTGCCAGACGTCGCGGTCACCGTAGTCGTGAGACCGAATGTCAATCGCCCATTGTCCGCATACGTGGCAGTGCCAGCATACGACGCCACGAGTGTTCCCGCTGAGCTGTAGACCTTAGCCGTGACCGTCGCGCCAGTAATGTCAATGCCTGTGCCATTCGCATCAGTGACCTGCACATCGATGCTCGTGGCGGTGCCGACATTGACATCGAGCGGATCACTTGCTCCGAGGCCATCAGCTAGGAGTTGATAAGGTCCGATGTGTACGCTGGTCGCAGCTGACACAGGCGTCAACAGCTCCGCGCTGATGTAGTCTGTACCGTTGTGAAGTAAAGCGCCTTCGAGCTCATCGGCTGCCGCCGTGCTACTGCTGATACTTGCCACGTTGCTGTTCTGGATTGAATAACCAATCGAACCAGCGGTGACATAAGAGGAACCAACTGCATCAAGTACCGCCGCCGCTGTCTGCGCTGCCGTCAAGCCACCAGAGGACAGCGTGACCGTCAGCACCGCCCCGTTAGTACCAGACGCACCACGCACCACGATCGTGACATCACTTGCGTTAGCTGCAAAAGCAGCGTTAGGAACATCGAGCCGATACACGCCCGGCACTAGGGAGGAACTTATCTCTGCGAAGCCACCAGATGCCCACGCGCCTGTAGGTGTCTGCGTGACCAGCGTGATAGCCACCGGTGCGGCTTGATTGCGGACGTAGTATGCGGCTAGGCCTGATGTGCTGAAGGTCAAGCCTGTAGCACCGAGGTAGAGCTCGATGCTTTGTGATGTGCTTGCTGGAGCGATTGTGATAGCGGATGCGTTGCGCTCGGTTGGCTGATAGGTTGGTGTCAGTGTGCTTGAAACGCTATACGTCTGGTATCCAGCGTCAGGTGTTGCACCTATCCAAGCGGTTGAGTATACGTCTGTTGCTTCAGCTCCGGTTGCTGTACCGAATCCTTGATTAGGGCTGTTCTGTTCTGGACTCCAGAAGTCAGTTGCCGCTAATCCGAGTATACGCAAGAAACCGTAGGTAAGGCGCGATGAACCAACCGTAGAGGAATTACTGCCTGTACCGATACTTGCCCTTGCACTTTGAGTACCTATAAAACGATTGTAATCTTCTGTTCCGTGAGTACTTGCACACGAAATACCAACTGCACACCATAGAAATAAGTTGTTCCTAAAAACAGAGGGGAATGAAGCGGAACCAGACAAAAAATCACAACTGTTTCCGTAGCATCCACTAAATGTGTTATTTATTACGGTTACCTGACAAGATTCGACGTAAAGTTGATAGTTTCCACCAAAGAAAATACAGTCCTTTACGGATGAAGAATCGGCTACATTACTACCAGTTAGTCCCAGCATTAAACGCGCGGACTCAAAAACACATTTTGAAATCGTGGCATTTATTGGTAGTGTTGAAGGAGCACTTATTTGCAATACAGCACCTTTTTGTGCGGTACCGTCATATCCTTGTTGACTAAATAAACATTTTGAGAATGCAATATTCTGAGACGTTAGGAAGGTAACTAATCCAAGACCAGTACCAGCACTACCAGTGCCTCTGCCTTCAAATATAAAATTTGAAAATGAGAGGTTGTTTTTAGATGTGCCTTTAAGAATCGCACCAGTGTAAACAATGGCAGCATTGCCAGCATTGCTGAAACCCGATAGGCGAACGATACCAGCCGTAACACCAGAAAACTGCGACGCTGTTACGTCACCGATAATCTGGACGGTTGATGAAGGGCTAGTAAAACCGATTACCACCTGCTCAAAGTAATGACCAGGTGCCACATAAATCGTGTCACCACCGACCACTCCAGATGTAGCGCCTAACGCTTTTTGGATAGTAAGCCACGCTTGACCAGTACCTGAGCCAGTACCAGCATTAGCATCACTTCCGCCCGGTCTTACATAATAAGTTGCCATTACTCAGCGTCTCCAGAAATAATCTGCTGTGCCATCATGACGGCAAACTGATTGACGGTCTGGTATTGAAATATTTCATCCTGTGTCACCCACCAAAAGTTGACCGATGTTCCATCAGGCCCAAACGTTCCAAGGATATTCCCGGCATCATCCTCAATGTCACCAAAGACACGCCAGTCGGTAGACGGTGCTGGTTCCTTTTGGATGTAGAATTTTCTTAGGTTCATTTACCCACCTTCAGGCTGTTTGCCCCTACACCCTTGAACGGCATCGTGAGGAAAGCAAGCACACTCGACACCGCAGCGCTGACGCCAGCCGCTACCGCCTTGCTCCCGTAGAGTGCCAGCACTGCGCCCAGCTCGCTCAGGTCGTGTGCTTCGGATGTCCTAATGCCATCACCAAAGACCGAAGCAAAAGCAGCTACGAAAGCCACGATCACAACGACCACCAACCGCTTGATTGAAATGCTGTTCATCGGTTTATTATTGCCTCCAACGCGCTGACCTTGTTTTCGAGTTTACCGAGTCGCTGCTCAATGCGGCGGACTTCCTGCTGTTGTCCATCGAGCGTGTTGATGATGTGTGCCACCTGAGTCTCCAGTCGCGTCAGCCTGACCATCAGTGCCACCCAAGCTGCACCAATACTCACCGTCGTGATAAACGCCTGTATGCCAATCTGCACCCACATCTCTGGACTCATAGACTCACCCCATCAATAACTTCACCTTTATCATGGTGCGATGAGCTCAATGCGTACCACCACGCAGTGGATACAGTTAGCCGTTTGTCCTGGCGCGTAGTGCGATGGTTTGACTGACTGCGTCCGTGTGACCGTAGTCTGATCCGATAACTTCGTAATATGGCGCGAGGTTCTGTGGATTCCCGCTGGTGTATATCCTGTCATCTGCCTTGACCTCGATGTCAGGCGAACACGTGAGCGTCCATGTACCAGACTGCTCGATCATGCCGCCGACGATGCCCTCCGTGTCGCCGGTGTTGCTTATGGTGCCACGGATCTCAGCGACCTGTATCCAGTGCTGTGACACGCCACCGATGCCGTCCGACTGATTGACTGTCCGCCAGATCGCGACACGGTCGGCGTAGGAATACGCCTGGATCGCGTTCTTGAGCGCTGTGCTGTACGCTGCTGGAATCATACGAACACCATCGGGCTGAAGCGCTTCGCCTGGTCGAGACAGTGCTCACGGAGCACGGCCATCTTTGCATCGACCTGTCCGTCCTTCACATCGATGAGGTGCGTGATGCTGGACGCTTTGCGTATCCAGCCCTGCCGCGCAGCTGTGCGGATGTCATAACGCTCGACGTTAGCGGGACCGATGTCCTGCCACAAGAGGTCGCCTGATCCGTCATTGATGCTGTAGCCGGTTGTCCTTGTATATTGCGGAAACTGTGGCTCAGTAGCGCCTGATGTCCCTGCGATGACGCACTGGTAGAGTCGACCAGTCGCGACTGTTGGGATAACGATGTCGCCGACCACGAAGGCTGTGGACGCAGACCAGACAGCCCAGCGAGCGTGGTCGTCCACGAGCTGCTGTAGCGCGGTGCTGTCCAGAAAAGGATATTGATCGGATGCGACCATCCAAGCGAGACGGTCGAGTGCTTGTGTCCGAGTGAGTGGCATGGTTTACATCCTAAAAACAAAAAGGGAACGGGAATGGTATCCCGCTCCCCTTGACTGCGAAGGTGCTACGGCCTATGTGGCAGCACACTGAAGGACGATAAGTGAACCTGGGACCTGATCGGCCACGGTTGCAGTCACGTTGCCAACGTCAAAAGCGTTGAAAGCATATCTCTCAGTCGCTTTGAACGTCAACGCGTCCTCGATGAACTTGACCTGGTCAGAGACTTCGACCGATACGCCACGACGATCGCCGAAGGCCACGCCCTTAGAGAGGTCTCCGAGGACGACCATGTCACGAGATGCAGCTACACCCGACGGCATGTTCTGGACGAAACTGATCGGAATACCGAACAGGGTTGGTTCAGCGCCATAGGCATTCTGGATGTCCATGATCGAGTTTCCACCCAAAGCGATGAGCTTATCTGCAACGCCGGTATAGAACATGTTCTTGTGCATGTACCATCGTGGCTGATTTGCATATGGCTGAAGCTTTGCAACCATGCTCTGGAAGTTCGCGAGTGTGAAACTACCGATCGTAGCAGCTGTACCGACTGGTCCAACGACCATCGATGCGATGCTCGTAAATGTTCCAGACAGTGCCTTGATGCGTGGCATGATTCCAGTGATGGAACCATAGGTGCTCGTACCATCGCCCTGGAATGCAGCTGCATCCTCAGCGAGTGCGAGACCGTATGCGAAGTCCTGAGCCAGCATGGCGCCGAAGTCGATGACGGTGTCCTCGTTGAGCTCCTTGGACACGATTGTCAGGATGGCAAGTTTCTTCGCCAACAGCTGAACTTGTGAGAAGGTCACGTCCGATGCGGTGATTGCGGTCGCTTCACCAGGGTAATACGTGGTTGTTGAAGTCGACGCGTTTGGCACGTTCAAAGTGTCAGACGTCATCGGATAGATGCGGCTGTACTTGCGAGCGATGCCGTATTCGTTGCGGAGCCAGATCAGACTGGAAGAAACAATTTCAGGGACCGTGTATCCACCGACGTTGTCTGTGCCTTCGACCTGTGACTTGACGCCATGCTCGTTGCACCACTTGGCTGCGGACGCATTACCGAGGACCGTACCACGGACCCACTGGCCGAATGCGTATGCTTTGAAGTTTGCTTCGTCACGAGTTCCTGGGAACGGGTTGCGTGTTACTCCGCCAGACTTCCATGGCTCATGCTTTGGCGCTTCGGATGCGACAGGAGCAGGCACGGAGCCGAACTCCTTGAGCATGTCGATGCGCTCAGAGAGAGACTTTGCAGATGCGTGGAGGCGATTGGCTTCGGCCATGTCTCCGCCGTTGATGAGGACTTCTTTAGCAGCAGCGATTGTAGACTGGCGCTGTCCTTCGAGTTGTTCGATTGTCATTGACTTAACTCCAAGATCATGAGCTCACGGAGGAGTACAGACTTTGCATCCTCGATGTCGCTCGAGTATTCGACGATGGTAACATCTTCCGCCGTGGCTTCATCCCGAAGCTCGGACCAGATGGTTTTTGCGAATCTTAGCGACTCGCTACGTGAGAGACACACTGCATCCCGCAGGCGTCGCTCCACTTCTCGGATGGATGTTGGGCGCTCGTGCTTCGACTTCATCGATTGCACTTCCGCTGCCGGATCCTTTAAGTTTGCTGTGAGTTCTTTGGCTTTGCTGGCGAATGCATCGATGATGGCGTCGATGTGTCCGCGACCCAGACCAGCATCGAGAGCGGCCATCATGCCAGCACATAGGCGATCATAGAGTGCCTCGATGCCTTCATGGACCATCTCTGCTGCTAGATCGCCGTAGACCTTCTCCACGAAGGTCGCCACGTCTTCACCAGGCGCGACTGGAATCATCATCTCTTGTTCTTCCATGCCATCCTCCATGTCGCCATACATGTCCTTAAGTGACTTGACCATGTTCATCGGTTCAGCAGGTGTCGGTGTGAGCGATGCCTCACCGATTGGCCAGCGTGTGATTTCGTAGCGCCCATCAGCCATTTTCTTACGCTCGACCATGTGACCCGTTGCGCCGGACGAATATCCAAGCTTGCCAGACTTCGCCAGCTCTTGGATCATCTTCTGATACTGGTCAGCCATCTCGACCTGGCTCTCATACCAGAGACCTTTATCGTCCATGGTGATGTAGCCGGTTCCGATGCGTGACTTTCCGACCTGCTTGTCCTGGCCGTGATGATAATACAAATTCATCGGCACACGCTCGCCAGACTTCATCGGTCGACCAAAGTCAGTCGACGCAGTGAAGTAGTCGCCCTCGAGGTCGGCGCCGCCGAAGCGCACCAGGTAACCACGCACACGACCAGAATCGTCTGCCTTGA